CTGATTTTAGTTATATTATGAATGATTCGATGTGGAATAGAAACACGCAGTTACCTATATTGGGGCCGCTTGACGAGCGATCGTGGCAAGCACTTCAAGCGTTTCCAGTAACGGGGCCTTATCCGCAATTTCGTATCCAACAAGGTAATATTTACTTTTCTCCGGTTGGCGTTAATGCAACTGATACGATTGCTTTTGAATATAAAAGCAAGAATTGGTGTGAGTCATCTGACGGAACAGATCAGTCGGTATGGACAGCCGATACTGATGTAGGGTTACTTGACGAAGAATTAACGACATTGGGTATAATTTGGCGATGGTTTAAACGTAAGGGCTTAGACTACGCTGAAGATTTTAATATCTATGAAAGTCGAGTGGCTGATGCTATGGCGCGTGATGGCGGTAAACGTCAGCTTAAACTTGATTCAGGCCGAGAAGATAGGATACCTGGTGTATTTGTTCCGCAGGGATCTTGGAATATCTAATGAGGAAACCCGTTCTTTTAAAGCAAGCAGAGCAAGGTCGCCGACAAGTATCAAGTACACGTTCAATACCAGCACCGGTTAAAGGCTTAAACGCTTTGGATTCCGTTGCAAGTATGAATGAAGAGTATGCGGTTATCTTTAAAAACTGGTGGCCGACCACTAATGACGTGCAAGTTAGAAAAGGCTGGGATAACCACGTTACTGGATTAACCGCACAGGTCGAATCTTTAATGCCTTACGTTAAACCTGATGGTACAGAAACCTTGTTTGCAGCCGAAGGCACTGACTTTTTCAATGTCACCTCAGCCGGCGCAGTAGGTGCGGCGGTTGTCACTACATTAACCAACGCCCGATGGCAGTCGATTAATTTTACCAATACATCTGGCACAAGTTATCTATGCTGTTTTAATGGCGTTGATTCACCGCGTTATTGGGATAACTCAACATGGACAACTATAACCGGCGCGTCATCTCCTGCTATCACAGGCGTCACTACCACGACATTAAAAGCCCCGTGGGTACATCAGCGCAGAATTTGGACAATCGAGACTAATTCATTATCGGCATGGTACTTGCCTGTTGATGCGGTAGGTGGTGCGGCGAAAGAATTAAAGCTATCAGGACTGTTTAAACGTGGTGGTCATTTAATAGCCGGTGGTTCTTATACAATGGATGGCGGTGATGGCCCCGATGATTACTGGTACGTAATTACCTCAGAGGGGGAGATTGTCAGTTACGCCGGAACAGACCCATCCTCTTTATCAACATGGCGACTCGTTGGTGTTTGGTATGTCGGTGAACCGATTGGCACAAGACCATTATTAAAATTTAGAGGTGATGCGCTTATTATTTTAAGAGAAGGGGTATTTCCTTTGTCGCAAGCATTAATATCAGCAGCGACCGATAAAAGCAAAGCAATTACCCATCCTATTAAAGAATTAATGGCTAACTCAGCTAGAGACCACAATACGAAGTTTGGCTGGCAGATAGAATTTTATCCAGAGGCCAACATGATTATATTGAATGTGCCGGTTCAAGAAGGATCAAATCAAGAACAATATGTAATGAACGTCATCACTGGCGCATGGGCTAGATTTGATAACATATCAGCTAATTGCTGGACTATCTTCAACGGTCAGCCTTATTTTGGCTCAAATACCACCGTGGGTAAGTTGTGGGGTAGTAATGCTGATAACGGTAATAATATTGATACTGATTTACAACAAGCCTTTAGTTATTTTGGTTCAAGCGGTCGATTAAAATACTTTGAATTAATTAAACCTTATATTTTTACAGACGGATCGCCGACTGTGCTGGCTGATATTAATGTTGATTTTAGACCAGAATCCCCTACTTCCCAACTTACATTTACTGGCGCAACATACGGGGTATGGGATACGGCAGTATGGGATACAAGTCTATGGGGCGGGTTGCTTGAACTAAACGATGAATGGCAGTCTTGTTTCGGCGTTGGCACGAGTGCTGCGCTTAGAATGAAAACATCCTCTAAGAACATAGAAATACGACTAAAATCGACTGATTATGTTTATCAGAACGGTGGTGTTGTCGGGTGATCATCACCCAGCCTAAAGAAGATATTGCAAAATTTGTAACAGACGCTATTGGACAAGATCGGCATTTCCCGTTTGAAAATTTCAGCGCTATCGGTCTGGTCAAAGATAAAGAGATTATTGCCGGTGTTATTTATAACCATCATACCGGCTCTAATATCATGGCGCACATTGCGGGTAAACCCGGTAAACGGTGGCTAACGAGAGAGTTTCTTTTTGCCATGTTTGATTACCCATTTAATGAATTAAAAGTACGACGAATAACAGGATTAGTCCCAAAAAAGAATAAAGACGCTAGACGCTTTGACGAGCATCTTGGCTTTGAATACGAGGGTAACATGCGACACGCATTAGCCAACGATGACATGATTATATATGGAATGTTAAAAGAGAAATGCAAATGGTTAAAAAACTAATATCACTTTTTGTCTGGCCGATGGCGCTATATTTTAGTAAGCCCGATCCGCCTGCCGCTCCTGATTATACCGGCGCTGCATTAGCACAGGGAGTTAATAATATAGAAACAGCCCAATTACAAGGTCGATTAAATAATCCGAATGTAAACACGCCTTACGGCTCTAAATCAGTGACCTTCGGCGATGATAGCCAACCTACTATAAACGAGTATTTATCGCCCGCAGAACAAGGTTTATACGACCAAAACACACAAATAAAAGGCGACCTATTAAATACCTCACAGGATGCCCTTAGCCGCGTTTCAGGCGTGATGGGGACAGACTGGGGTGATACGGTTGCAGGTGCACCAGAGGTTACAAAATACGGTGATTTAAACAATTCTAACCAAGTTGCCCAAGCTCTCAGAGATAGGTATCAACCACAGATGGATGAACGCCGTCAACAAGGTATGGATGATTTACTAATCCAAGGTCACGGAAGGGGCGGTGATGCGTGGAACACCCAAGCTAGAGACTTTGACCAGACCGAGAATGATTTTAACCTCGCTGCAATTGTTCAAAGTGAGAATGAGAAACGGGCTAATGATGCAGCCCAAATAGGCGCTGAAACAGCCGACAGAGGACGTTATATGCAAGAGCAGTCATTTAATCGAAACGTCCCTCTAAACGAAGTTAATTCGCTCAGGTCAGGTAACCAAGTCACGCCTTATCAATATCAAGGTTATCAACCAACCAATGTACAATCAGCACCCTTATTTGATGCTACTTTAGCCGCTGGAAATAACGCACAACAGAATTTCCAGAACCAAAATCAACAGTATGGCGATTTCTGGTCAGGCGTGGGTCAACTTGGCGGCGCTGCCGTTGGGAAGTGGGGTTAATCATGGCCTACACATCAGCAGCAGACATTGCTAGACGACAGGCACTCATTGCTAATTTACGTCAGGGCGGCCCACAAGGCGGATACGCTAGAAACCCATTTGGTGCATTAGCGCAAGGGTTGAATGCGTACACCGCTAAATCAGAAGGTCGAGAACTAGAAGAATTACAAACGGCGAATACTGACTTAAGAAAAGCTGATATGGGTAAGTTAGTTGACCATTTACGCGGGGTTAGTGCTCGCGATGGTTTTAAGGCTGAATACGATGCTAATATAACACAAGGGCCAGTATTACCAGAAAATCAGGTCGAATCACCACAATTTGAACACCCAGATGTTTCAGATGCTTATACCAGCAGTGTTATGGCGCAAGAATTAGCGAAGCAAAAAAGCCTAATTTCAGCCGCTGGAAACGCTAAACTCAGTAATTCGCCAGTATGGGGACTAGACGCTGATGGCAAGTGGGTCACGATGCAAACAAGTAACCGAGGCGGTGCATTATCAATAGCCCCAACACCGGCTGGTATTACGCTTCAAAGACCTCAGTACGACGCATCTCTGCAAGGTGCTATTTCGGCAGCAAAAGCACAAGGGAAGGGCGATGTAGAAACAGCTTTAATTTCAGATCAGTCTACTCCAAACGCAGCAGCAGCAGCAGAAAAGGAACAAAGTGTGACTGAGGTTCAAACGCAAGCGATTATTGATCAAGCAACCCCGTTAGCTGATGCCGCAGCAGAAAAACAAATAGCGACTGATACCGCAAAATCTGAAACTGAAACCACAGCGAGTCTAGCAGAAATGAAAGCACGTTTACCACGCCTCAATGAGGTTGTTGGAGAACTGTCTGAATTAGGCAAAACAGCAACCTATACCATTGCAGGGCGGGCGCTTAATACTGGCAAACGTGAATTAGGTATGTCAGTCGGAGAGGGAGCAGTTGCTCGTGCTGAATATATTTCAAAGGTTGATACCGAAGACTTGCCA